CCCCGCCTGGGTCAGTAAAGATGTTAGACCCTACGACAAAAGATGCTATTCCAGATTGAATTGGCAAAGGAGCAATGACAATAACTGCGCCCCCCGCCCCATTAGTCGTCCCAATTTTACGCTGGACACGGCCAAGTAGCTGATAGCCTTTTTTGCGCTTAATGCGCTCTCTCCAAACATAAGCATTTTGCAAAATGGGATAAGCATCATCAGGGATAAGGAAGTTTTCACGTTCCTGCACAAGACCAGTTGACATACCCGCAATTCTTAAAGGCCGGTAACCTGCCATTTTACCACCCCGCACTTATTCCAGAAATTCCACCGTAGCCATAATCTGTAGAGTTAAACATGGTAGTATTTGCAACCCCTATCTCTTCACATGCTTGCTTTTCAAGCACTAAAGCTTCTTGTCTTTTACGACCTTCTTCAAGACCAGCAACACCTTCAAAATCTTGTCTTTCTCTAAGAATCTCTTGAGCTACTAAATAAGCTATATATTGCGCCCATTGCTTAAGCTGTGGGTCATCGGTATTTTGCATGAACTGGATAGGCGTCATGTATGCTTCTACTTCACACATATAAACGTTATCTGGCACGGGTCGAATCGTGAATTCGTTATTCCACCATAGAAGATTGTAGGGAAATCCTGTTTGATATTGGCATGCCCATACATTCATCATAGAACTTTCTTGAGGCTCAAAGGGCAGGCTTGTAATAGTAATTTCTGTGGTAATATAATTTACAGTTCCACAATATTGCGGTGTTAATGGGCTAGGTGGATAGGATGGGTAATTCGGGTTGTAATACTTATTACCGCCTCCTAATGGAGATTGAGGAGGAACAGCAGGGTATTGTACATTAGCGGGTCCAGCAACAGGACTTATTAATGTAGAAAGATAGACATTATCACCAACATTATTGTTATTGATAAAAATCAGATTCCCCATCGTCGTATTATTTCCGATACCATTAGCGTTAACATTTGCGCCGCCATCATCAATAATTCTGATTGGGTTTCCGTTGACATCAATACCTCCTATGACTAATTGGCCGCTTAATATGCCGAAATTGTTTTGAGGAAATGGGTTTTGTGTGTTGCTAAAAAGACTAAAAGTAAAGGGAAGATCTTCCCATCCTATTTGATATTGTGTAGGCGTACGGGGATAAATATTAAAGAGTTGATCTCTATTCTTAAAAAAGTTTCCTCTTCGCCCTTCAAAATATACAGGACCACGAAAGCCTTGGTAATTGTTAGCGTCAACGGGATAACGGTCTACGTTGGGAATAGTAATGAACTTATAGACCGTTCTTAACTGGTCAGTTTTAATTGAATTGGGAAAATCATTTGTATATATTAAATTTACCAAGGATTGTATATATGAAGAAGGTAAAGACGCCTCACTCGCACTAGCTGTAAGGTGTCTAATCTTCTGTTCTATATAAGCGTATGTGCTAGTCGCTGGTGCTACTGCCATATTTTTCCTTATGATGCAAAGTTTCATGACAAATTTTACAAAGCCACATGATTTCTAAAGGCTTTGAATAATCTTCATGATGTGCTTCTACTTTAATTTCTTTATTACAGGATTGGCAGGATTTTGGCTTTTCCAAAACACCTAACTTTAAAGCCCACATAACATGAAGATAAGCAGAAGATTTTTCTGGATTATCTCTTTTCCATTGACCAGTCCTAACTCTGATTTTATCTTTATTGTTTTCAACATACTTTTGTGTTCGAATTCTGTTTTTTTCTCTATTTTCTGGTAGCCTATTACGTTCATTTGCTCTTTTTCTTATTTCTACATAATTTTTTTCATAACGATCTTTCTGCTTTCTTAATGCCTCATCTCTGTGATTTAGATAATGTTGTTTTCGGTTTTCATTAGCTTTTTCTTTATTTTCGTAATACCATTTATTTGATCTTTCAGCCGAACATTTCCTGCAAGTAGAAGCATAATATTTTTTTTCACCTCTTTTTTGCAGGCAAAAGTTTTCAAAACTTTTTTCTTCTTTACATTTGCAGCAGATTTTCATAATAGGCTCCTTTAGTGTAAGGAAAGTCATATCATTAATATGACTTTCTGTATACCAAATTTGCGCTATGGGCATATGTTACCTATTTTTTACGCCATCTACCGTTGAAGAATCAATAAATGAACAAGGAACAAGCTTATGCAGCCAATCACCATTG